ATTCTCAGGTGGTTGGCCAGTGCTTTCGAGGGAGATGACAGCATCCTCTCGACGACACCAAAAATAAAGGAGGACGATGAGCTATATGTTTCCCTTATGCAGAGGTGGGAACGTTTAGGGTTCAATATGAAGATCTTTATTCGTGAGACGCGAGCATTATTCACTGGTTACTACCACGCGTTGGACAAGAATGGGCCCACAGGGGTGCTCATGCCAGAGATTGACCGGTGTTTTGCTCGTGCAGGCATTTCATGCAGCCCCACGATGATTGAGTGCTTCAAGGCGGAGGATCGCAATGGCTGCCAAGCCATATCGCGAGCCGCGGCACTGTCCAGGGCATATGAATTTGCAGGATTGTCGCCCACGATTTCAACCAAGTACTTGCGGTTTTACGAGAGTTTGACTGTCAAGACGAAGGTTGACCGAGATCTAGTCATGCGGACATGCGGCAGTGACGCCGAGTTCGCTGAGCCCGAGATTGTGGCAGAAATCAACCTCAAGAATGGTGCCGCCATGTCATTCGACAGCTCAGAACGAGATCGTTTGGCAGCGGTAGGGTTTGAGTGCACCGAGGAAGAACTGTCACAGTTCACGTTGCGATTGTGGGATTACGAGGTGCTGAAGGACTGGGATGGCTTTCGTGCGAGCCTTCCACAGTCGTGGCGCATGGCTGAGGCCTAGCGCCACGTTTTAGTTGTGGTGGAGAAATGTTTCACTCCGTGTTGTTTAATTAGAAGTCCCAGGCCTTGAGGAGGAAATGCCTCAGGGGAGATGGCGTAGGACATATGCAAACCAAGGGGACAATCCGCCCCCCTCTCCTTTGTCCGGGGTTCAGAAGGGAGAAACCCCAAGAAGCCAGGCTTATTCTTGACCCCTCGCTTGATGAGCGCAAGCAGGGCGCAGCCTGCCGGTCCAGTGGAAGGAGCTGGCCTGAGGTGAAGGCCGTATCGGACGCGGGTTTGCAACCGCGGAGGGTTAGCCGCCTTAATCGATACAGGAGTTCCCCCTCTCCCGCGCATCCCAAAGGGATGTGACCCCGGCACCCAAGCTGTAATGGCGTGGAGTGTTGGAAGGGGAACCAAAGAATGGTTGCGATGTGTGCCAGCACTGCTTGACAAATCTGGCCGCACCTAGTAGAAGAGACAAGTTTTCCAAGCCCGCCGACCTCTCACGTTGACTATCAAACATCCATGGTAGCCGTTGATCCCATTCATGTCATGTCGGTTGTAGGTGGTTCTTGAGCCCACCTATTTGGAAGCACCAGGAGTTGATCGCCCTGGCTCGGCGCCGAACGGGGAAACCCGATAGTTTTGGCCGAGCACGTGCGGAGAGCTTGTCTTGGGTGTGTGCATGTGTGGTCCAGCCTACGAAGAACATTTGGACACACAAATCGCTCTGTACATAGTTTCACGGTTTCACTCCGTCAGTCCATCGGAGTCGATGGCTCACGACGACCTGGGGAGGACCCAGTCTCAGTCTAATTAGTTTCTAGCGAAACACCAATCTCCATTATGGCCAAGATGGTCCGCAAGTTGGGTGTTAAGAAGACGTTGAAGAAGAAGAAGCAAGGGGGAAAAAAAGGTCCGCGGAAAGTGCGGAAGGCTGCACTTCGCGACTGACACTCCTGGTGTCCAGGCCCAATTGCAACTTCCATGACTCTG